CATCTGGTCTATATGAAGGAAATGAATCCCAGTTGGAATCAGTTTATAACCAATTACATAATCTCAGTGAGTTTACAGATCCAAAGAACTATAAAACGTATGATGAGCTAAAAGCAAAGTTAATGCGTGTTCTCGGTGAAGAATCAACTGCAGGTGCTTATACTGTTAAACAGGAAAACATGATTAATGAACCTGCACCAGCACCTCAGCCACGTATGGCAGAGCCAGTAACGGCAGAGCAGATTGATACATCTGGTGATGAAGATACTATGTCATATTTTGCACGATTGGCAAATGACGACTAATTAGGTAAGCCAACCAATTAGGCCTAGTCGCTGAATAAGATTCGGACAAAAGTTGGTACACAATAAAGGAGAAAGACTACTTCGGTAGTCGGGGATTAGGGAGCTTCGGCTCCCTTTTCTTTTATTTGGATAATAGCATATCTGATGCATCAATCGGGCTTTGTGCATTTCCTGGAACAAAAAATCCATTTGTTGTTGACGATGTTGATGTTGATGGTGCTAAAATAATTGGTGCAGATCCGCCTGGTCCAGGTGGGACTGCCGATCTTAATCCTTGAACGCCTTCATACTTTTCTGACCTAATATTTGTATCTGGTTTTATTACAAATTTCCCTTTATCATTTTTAGTATATCCAGCATATTCATATACAGAATCAGGAATACCCATAACTGCTAGTCGCGTAGGATCATACCATGCCCGTTCAACGTTCGGGTCAGGTAAAGTGTTTCTTAAGATATATTTTGTAAGTCGCTCAGACATACTACCAACACTAGCAGTAACTTGTCTAATTTTACTAGTAGGATTAGCAAATGCTTCTTTAAAGAAATTCTTTACTGCTTCCCATGCAGGATCAACCAATGCAGTTAGGCTAAACTCTTTTAGTTTTTTCGATGCATCTTCAAATCCTAGTTTATCAGCAAACCATGCCGGCAATTTAATAAACAATAAATCTATAGCCTCTGTAAACCCTTTAATAACTCCTTTTATACCACCTTCGATTCCCGATTTAATTCTATCTAATAATTTTTTATTCTTACCTTCCATAAATCCCTCATAAAATCCTACAAAGAAATCAATTGTAGAAATAATAATTTGGAAAAATGGTCTAAGTGCAAATCCGATTATCTTTTTAATAGGAGCTAAAATAGGATCAAGTGCTGATATAATTTTTTGGAAGAATCCAATTATACCGCCGCCGGCCTCTCCACCACCTAATATCCCCTTTAAAGCTTTAAAATTAATGGTAGGAAAATATTTAGTAATAGAACCTATTTTACTAGATATACCATCAAAAAAATCTGTCATAGGTTTTAAAGCTTCAGCAATCTTGCCTCCTATGCCTCCTGATTTAGAATCACCAAAAATACTTTTAACAAGATTATTAGTACTAACAACCGGTTTACCATCTACACCAAGACCTAAAACTTGGTATATACCTTTTAAAAACCCGTCAGGTATATTTTTGAACAATGTTTTAGTTTCATCTGGAATAATTAAAAGATTTTTAAGATTTCTACCAAAGGTTGCTATACCTTTCCCAAAATCTTTAATGGAATCAAGAAAATTTTTATATCTAGTGTTCATCGCCTTTCCGGTGGCAACTAAACCCTTTGCAATTTGTCCTATTCTTAATGCTTTAATTGCTTCATCTAGACCTGCCATTGATGCTGCAAGACCTGCTAGAGTAGTTCCTATTGCACCAAGACCCGTTAATCCACCAAGTAGTCCTAAGCCTGGACCACCGCCGGTACTAGACCTCGGCTGGGGTATTGGCGGCAACTTTTTTTTGGCTTCTCTTTGTGTTTCCAAGTTCTTCAATTTTTGCATGCTCATCATACTGAAGAATCTATCAAATCTTATACCGATCTTAGTAAGCTCAAGTCGAGTGCCTTCATGACCTAACTGATTTTCTATATTATTTTCTTTTAATTTTTGAGTTACGTCATCTAGAGTTGCCATTATACCCGTCCCTGTTGTTCCTGCCTTGCTTGTTCTTCTTTTAAATGGTTGATTAGCATATCAAGATATACTTCTCTTTCCCATGGTATCATATGGTCTATCTCAGTCAACGAATAGCGATAATGGTGCATTAACTGAAAATTCGTCCTATAATAATTTACAAGCGTCTCATGAGATAGACCTATGAGAAAAAACTTTGCATTCCTTCTACTACAATATTGTTTTGATGATTACATTTTTTACAAGAGAAAGCTACATCATGTGTTAGCTTAGGCATTTTTTCTACGTATTCTCTTACCTTAGTAAATTGCTGATTGTTCATAGATTCTATAAAGGAATCTAATTCTTGAGCAGTCTGATCTTTAGCAGAGAATCTTTCTTCATTTGTTTTTATAACATCAATACTTGATCTAATTAATCCAAAGATTTGATCTACACTTGATTCTGAAGAAAGAATATCGTCTCTAACTATACTATCGAAGGTAGGCCATTTCATTTCAAGAGAAATCTGGCTATCCAATTCGATAGTATTAGAGATGTCTGGTACTTCTATTTCTACATCATCAATATTTAATGTAATATCATTACTAGATTCACATTCATTACATTTCATAACAATAGTCGATGTTTCACCTACGCTTTTAGCTCGTATTTTTAAAAACATATATTCGATATCAAATGTAGTTAATCTTGTAGTATCGATATCTTCAGTTACACAAGCTTTAATAGTATTAATTACTGTATTCAGAATCTGTTTCTGATCATCAGATTCTAAAGCCATTAATAAAATCTTTTCTTCTTTGACTAAGAATGGTCTAAAGCTTACACTTTTTTTCATTGATGGTATAATTAAATCATAATTTGGGGAATCATTTAATCTTGGTAAAGCCATTATGCACTCTTTCTTTTCCACACGTCATTCGCATTTACACGAATCATTTTTTTATTTGTCTCATTCTTATTTGGGTTTTCAATAGTTAGCATTACATTTTTGCCGGCGTGCCATGCATTTACCTTTGCAATCATTTGTGCTGTACTACCAACCCATTCTTTTCTTGCTTGTTTACTCCACCTAGGATCTTGGGATCTGCGTTCTCCCTTAGAAACCTGATGGGCTCTTTGTCTTTTCTTTGCCATTTAAATCACCTATCCAAAATTTAAGCCACCGCTTACGAAGTTTTGTAGACCAGCCTTAATTGGTCTCCATTTAGTATAAGATAGATCTACTTGAAGTTGTACTAATCCATCTAATTCGTTTGATAATTGAACTGCGCCAATTGTTGTTGGGAAAGCATCTTGTAATTCTACGGCATATATTGTACCTCCACCAATTTCTAAATTACCCTGGAGTGGACCAATATTAGCACTGAAACCTTTTCTAGCCTTTCTCAACTGATGTATCTTTACTGTCTTAGCATAATCCTGTTTATAACCTACTTCACCTGTATCCTGATTCAATACAAGATCTGTCCAGGCATCAAAATATGTTTTAATACCATAATCATTCATCAAGTAAAATGTTAAGCTAACCTCTTGAACTGCATATCCATAGGCTACCTTTTGAAATTCCATACCGATTCTTCTATCTGTTGTAAGAATCTGTTTACCAGGCAATGTAGCATTTGAACATAAAATATTCATTTCTCTACTAGTAGGATTACCTGTATTTAAAATTCCTGGTATATTTGGTATTGATGGTAATAGATTTGCAAGAAATCCACCTAGTCCACCAAACCCACCAGAGCCAACTGGAGGTAGCTCAACCAAAAACTGATTTGCTTGTGCAAATCCAAGCTTTGAAGTAGCAACAGATTTTAGATCGTCAATTGATGCCATTACATCTTTCCTCTTGAATCTCTATAAACAGTACCTGAACTTGCCTTTCTGAAATCCTGTGTCGGAAGAAATGTAGCAATTTCCCATTCTGGTTTATCTACTAAAGCAAATCTACTTTTTACATGTTTTGTTAAATATCTATGGATAGTTGGCTTAATAAATTTCATAGGTAATTCTCCTTCACCCAATAAAGCATCTAAGGCTTTAGCTCTGAGTACAGGAGGAAGATAGTGTAAATTTAAGCCGTAGAATCCACCCTTTGCTGGTCCCATCATAATAACTAATGGGAATGCATCATAATAGGGTAAAGTATCTTTATATTTTGGATCATAGAAATACATGTACATATTACCGTACGGTGCTGTCTTTGGTCTATTCCTTAATGCAATTTCTTCTTCTCGCATAAGATCAAGACGATTTACGCGCCCGAGCGCGACG